ATCCCGATATTCGTAGGGATATGGATGCTGGTGTTGATAACAATCAAACCCGTAAGGCATTCCTAGAGCGCGTTAAAGAAACTCCTGAGTTTAAGATTTACTTTGATGGTAGTAAAGTTGTTGATGAGAATGGTAATCCATTGATTATGTATCATGGTACACGCAGTGGTGGTTATGATCAGTTTAAATTACCAGAGAATCCTGAGTTTGGTTTGTTTGGTCCGGGTTATTATTTTACGGCTAATCCAAGTATTGCTTCTGAGTATGCAGTTAAGCCGGGAACAAGACCTAGTAAGGGAGCCTCTATTTATCCTGTTTACTTATCTATCAAAAATCCAATTGATATGGATGCACCGTTTGATCGAAATCTTTGGTCATCAGTTGTAAGTAATTATCGTATTTCACCAGAGCTAAGAGAAAAGTTAACTGACGGTTTAAAATATAATGGTGACTTATTAGCTCAGATTGAACGCCAGATAGAAACTACTAGAAAAGAATTTTTAGGACTTCCTCTTGGATCTGAAGGTATGATTACGGCAAAAGGTCTTGTACTTGAACCAACATCTTATACAAAACAGTTTGATACAAATGAATCAGCATTTAGACAGCTAGAAGATAATATTATTTCTTATGTTGAAGATGGTGATGACTATGTTTCTGCTATAGTAATGGATCTGTTTAAACAATCTCCTATTGATGGCATCACACATATGGGTGGTGGTCGGGTAAAGGCAGATAGTGTAAGACACCGTGTTTGGATTGCCTTTGAACAACCACAAATTAAATCTACTTCCAACAGAGGAACATTCAGTGTTACTGATCCTATTATCACAAGAGACATGGATCTTCCTATCTGGTCTTCCAAGGATATTGCTATTGATTCGATTGCTGCATTCCTAAGCAACAAGGATATTACTCATCTGAGTATTCCTACTTTGCTTAAGAACATTGATGCAGCATTGATTCAAAAGATAAGCGATACTCCAAACATGACTCCTGAAAAACTCTTAACTGGTATTCACACAATGATTACTAGTGGTAGTATTGTCTTAAATGAAACTTCTGGTAAGTGGGAACTTCCTTCTACTAAGAAACCAAAGAAACCAAGTAAAGCTGCCAAGGCTGCTAAAACGCCTAGGGCAAAGAAAGCAGTTGCAGCAAAAGAAGCTAAGGTAAAGGAAGCCGCAACGCTTGCCGCTATTTCCGATGGTAGTGAAGAACTTACTGTAGATAATCTAGATGATGTTGTTATTAGATTGTTCACAGAAGGCAAACTTACAGACGAAGAACTTGGTCCTCTATATGAGAACCGCCCATATCTCATTAAGAGAATTGAAGCAGGTAAGTTACCGTCTGTAAAGCATCTGCTTCGTCTTGCTGGAACAATTAAGAGAAGAGATTTTCTATCTGAACAAAGAAAAGGTAAGGCTGGTAAGAAAGATCAGCAAGGAGAAACTGCAGAAGGTATCCTCAAAGAAGGATCTGTACCGAGTAAAAATGCTGGTGTGTTTGTACCAACTACTGATAAAGAATTTAGTGCTATTATGTTTGACAGAGCATTAACATGGAATAATCTCACAAACAATACTCTCTTAACTCCAGAAGAAGTTACGCTAGCTAAAGCCTTGCTATTGGTTGAGTCCGATAAAGAATTAGCTTCTAAGTCAGCCGAGCTTCTTGGTAAGAAAGTAGAAGATAGAACTATTGGCAACCGCAGAAATGCGTTGTATAATAAGATGGTTGCTATTGGTAAAGCTATTGAATATGATCCAAAGGCTAGACTAGTAGAAACTCAAGACTCTCTTCTAGCACATGTTAAGCAAATGGATCAGGTTGTTACTAAGGCAGTAGAAAAGCCAGAGTCAGTTAAGGCGATTGTTAAGCAAGCCGAAGCTGCGCCAACTCCAAAGCAAGTATCTAATCCTATTGATGCTGGAAGTCGCTTGCTAGAGAAGCAAGCCTTGGCTGCTAGAAGTAAAAAGACCGATGCATCTCCAGTTATGACACCTGTTACAAAGGTGGAAGAGGGTACATTGTTTAGAGCTACTTCGGAAGTTACTGGTAATGTTCCAGAAGCTGTACTACGACCAGAGAAACAAGTTGATGCTATCATTGAAAACAGTGATGTGTCAACCAAAGAAGCTGTGTCGTTTGTTCCTAAGAAGCCACTAACAATGACCATGACCGCAGCTGAGTTCATGGCTAACGAAGTTAAGATGGCATCCACTATGAAGGTTGCAGATAGAATGGGCGTTGATGCTCTCGTCTTCTCAGACGGTGTAGTAATGCCAATTCAAGCTGATGCATCTGTAGTTGTTAAGGGTGTTACTGAAACTAAGGTTAAGGCGGGTGTTCCTTCTGTAACAAAGATTAAGGTTAAGAAAGGTGTGCCAATAAAGACTGTAACAGCTGCCGTTGAACCTCCTAAGGTTGAGGTAGTAGAACCAACCACAACTCCAGCTCCGGCTGTAGCACCTGTGGAAGATTTACCTTCAACTCCGGTTCCACTTGCAGCCAGCGAAGGCGCACCAGTTAGAGTTACTAAGACAGGTGGCATTGCTCCCCCTGCTCCACGAAAGACTGTATCAGACGTTGTTAAGACTACTGAGACAGAAAGAATAGAGCGGGTTGTTAATGATGATAAGGATCTACTCCGTGACAATGGAATGGACCAAGGGTTCTTAAAGTTATTCTTAAAGAACTACTGGACACGCATGAAGAATATAGATAAGGCAGTTGATACTTACTCTCCTACGCTGTTGTCGCTGTGGACAAAGTTTGTTACTATCAACAAAGCAATTGTTGAAGCTAACAGAGCTGTCTTTGGTGATGAGGGTATATCCAAGTTCTGGATTGCGGTAGATAAGCTACGGGCTGAAAATGTTCAGAAGCTTGCTACTGTTCCGGGTTTCAAGTCTTTATCAGAGCGTCAGCTTATGGTGCTTGCTGCTAAGGAAGTTGGAGATGCTTACATGCCTCCTATTCTTTTGGATGAATTAAATATTGTTAAATCATCTGAGGATGCTACTGCATTTACTTTAGTTGCCAAGGAGTCTAAGACTCCGCGAAAGAAAGTAAGTGATGCTACTAAAGCAGAGTCTCCTGTGCCTGTACCACCTGAGCCAACTCCAGCTCCAGCCCCTAAGGCTGGTGAGGAAGTTCCAGTTACGCCAGAAACTATTCCATTAGAACCTATAAAAGAAACACCTAGAGGTGATATGGGTAGAATCATTAATACTGCTACAAAGGACTCCGAACAAAGTACATCAGTGCTCTTGCGTCAAGGAAGTCTTATTGGAGCAATCTTTGGTGGTAGTGAACGAGCATCTAGAAACTGGTGGAGAGCAATGAATAGTTGGATGGCTAATGCAACACAGGCTGCTAGTCAGACTGGTAAGACCATTAGAAATCTACAGAAGAATATTCGATTCTTATCTCGTTTGTTTGAAGACAACCGAGCACAGTCAGGACATTTAGTTGGAGCAGGTAAGGAAGCTTTCCGAACTGCAAGACAATGTAAGTCTGATGAAGCCCGGATGATTACTCGTATTGCTAGACAACAACTCTTACTCAATAAAAAGTTAAAGGATAGTGGACTAGCTCTAGATAAGGTTAGAGCTGTTGGTGTACTAAGTTATACAAAGCTTTCAGAGGGTACTATTATTGCCCCTGCTGATCTTGTTGCTCTTGGTCTATCTCCAGACCTAGCTAAGTCAATAGCTGTTGAAGCTAATTCATTATTACAAATTACAAGACAGACCAATCAAACTATATTAGGTTTACAGAATGAGACAGGTTTGTTTAATAGCAATGCTGCTGATGGTACGCCATTTGATCCTATGAAGTATGCTCCAGTTCAGTTGAACCATGAAAGCTTCTCAGCTATGAGTCCAACTGATCGTGCTCTCTTTGTAGCGGGTCTTGTAAAGGCTCGTAGAACTCGTAAGTTAAAGTCACCAATCTTAGACATCAATACACTTATTGTTCTTGGTTGGCTAGACGTTGCTCCATCAAAAGAGGCGAGAGGTACTGCCTTGTTTGCTGGCAAGCGAGACTTTAGACCCGGTGAGTCAACTCAGAGCTTTAGCCCTGAGACTCTAGCTGGTCTAAAGATATCTGAACATCCAATTACTGTTGGTGAGAAAGGTGTTCTAGCTACATTGGCTAATGGTTCTGACTCACAGAATTACTTTGTTCTTACAAATGATAAGAGTGGTGTTATCACATTATATCGAATGCCTAAGGTCATTAGTGAACTAGCTGATGCCGATAGAGTTCGTTACATTGAAGCAGTCAACGGCAATAAATCTTTGTATACCCAACGGTGGCAAGACTACCTAAAGGGTAGAGAGCTTATTGAAGTTGAGATGAATGAGATGTTAGACTATAAGACAAAGAAGGGTGCATACAGTGAGTACCAGAGAAACACTGGTACTAACATTGATAGACCTCTGATGGTAGTTGATCAGGCAGCGGAGACAGCTTTGGCTGTTCCCGGTTTGATTCCTGAAGAAGTACTATCCGATCCTGTTATTCTAAAACACATTAGAACCAATCTAGCTGAGTCTTATAATTACTTTATGAATGGTAGAGTATTTGAACTTATCTTCCAGAGAGAACTTGATAGACTCATGGGTTCTCGCAATGTAAGAATCACTGATGTGTTTCCTCATGTAGCTAGTGAAGCCAGAAGAGATATAGAGGCTATAGCTAAAGCTGAAAACTGGACACCCGGACAGCTAGCTGCAAGACTCCAAGATGTTACGGAAGGTATTCAAAGACTTAAGGATGAGTATGCATCTAATGCAGATACTCTTCCTATGCTTCCTTATCAGGATCAAGCGGCTGCAAGAAGCCTATTGGCATTGATGAAGATTAAGGTTGCTTCCGGTTACTACCTTGGGGCAATGACTGAGCTTATAATGGAAACTCTAAAGTCAAATCCTTTACATCTTCCGGGTAATCTCATTAGTACTTTAAGGTTTGTGGTCGGAGACTTTCGAGTCTCAAAGAACTCTCTTATGAATAACTCTGAGCTTGGGGATATGATCTTCGGTCTAGAAAATATTAAGTATGAGTTTAGTTCTCGATTCTTGGGTGAAGCAAATCAAGGAGCATTTGAATTAGATTCTACAATTGGATCTAAGATCAAGGGTAAATTTATTAATCCCCGCCCTGCAACGGGTCTTGTGGATAGAGGCGTTCGTGTTCTAGAGTCTGGAGCTAGAGTTGCTGAGACTATTGGTTCGCTACAAGCGATCACCAATATAACCAGATCAATGGCTAAGGTCCGACTACAGCGTATGATCTATGGTCATATTAAGAAAGGTAGAATTCAAAAGCTACTAGTAGCCCTAGAAGATCCTGCTATGATGAAACTCATGCAGGACTATATGGCAGCTGCAGAAACAAGCGCAGGAGCAGAGAATCAGCTCCGTAAACAATTCTATGCATTGGCTAGAAAGACTGGCTTCGGGTTCAACCCAAAGGAAGCTCTAGTCTTTATGAAGTATGGTTTAAACTCTGTCGAGAAGATTAAACATCTTGAATATTTAATTAAGAAGGTTGACAAGAAGGGTGAAGGTCGGGTTAATCTACACAACATGGTTGATGTATATTGGCATGCTACGACTCATCCTGTTGCTGGGATTAAACCAGAAGTATTAGAGCAAGTTATTAGTTCTTACGGACTTGCCCTAGAAGATCTGATTGTAAAGACATCTACACCTGAACCTATTGGTTTAGGTCGAGTTACTACGATTGATTCCAAGACACCACTTGGTAAACTCTGGTATGCTCTTAGCTCCTACATCCGTGGGTTCCAAGATAATGTTATACTGGATTATGGTAGCCGCGATACACTTCGGTACTTAGCCGCTAACATAGTTCTCTATGGAACATTGGATGCCACTATCGGTCTACTCCGTGAGTGGCTAGCCGGAAGAGATGGCGAGGATATCCTTGAAGAGTTCTCAGATAACCCACATGCCTTTGCTGTCCGTGTAGCTAAGTCTGCCCCTATCATGGGAATGTGGTCTGGTGCTCTAGAGGCTGGTTTAAGTGGTCTGAGCTACATGTCTGGTGGAACTTGGAAGTACTACGGTAGTCCAATGCAGTCCATTGGTATGGGAGCTGCTACCGGGGCTGTAGAGAGTATTGGTAGAGGCGTTAGTGAAGTTGTAGAAGGAGTCACGGGTGATGAAGAAGTTGATTACATGAAGGTTGCTAAGGGAGTTGGTGATATCACATCAGTTAACTCTTTGTTAAACCGAAGTCCAATTGCTGTGGCTGCTAGATCCCTAGAAGTCTCAGGAGCTTTGGAAGAAAAGGGAACATTGCAAACCTACATGAACATGATTCACAAGAACCCACATCCTTATGCAAAGAGCCAAGGAAGAAAACAAAGTTCTTCTCAGTCGTTACCACCGATACCTAAGGTTGCCCCCCGCAACTTTGAGCTGGAAGCCCAAGCCCTTAAGAAGGCAAGAGCAGCCCAAGCCGGAGTCCGTTATGAAGACATGTCAAAGGGTGTATCAGGTTCCCTAGGGGATCTCTTAGATAATGCCCAATAGTTGGGGCTACTAGATAGATACTTAAGGGATACCTTGAGTAACCTAGACTGTCTTTAAGTTTTTAAAATTATGTTATTATATTATATAGTAATACATAGTCCCTTAGGTAACCTAAGGGTAACCCTAGTTAACCTAAGTGTTAATTTTAATATTATATAAACATACAGATCCTAGGTCCCCGAAAGGGGATCTAGGATTATTTAAGGAATAGAGCACTCCGGGGTTTACCCCCCGGTTAATCCCTTGTCGATTTCCTATGGGGTCCCCGGATCCCTCTGGGGCTACCGGAGGACATCAACACAAACAACCCCACACAGGGCAAGCTAGGGGGATCCCTACTCAATCTAGAAATCGACTAGAGGGGTCAAAAATTAGCGAAGGGGTATCCCCCCTAAATCCCCCCGCGCAACCCCCCGTCATCCCGCCATGTCCGATAACCTGAGGGGCGTGGCGCGTCCGATAACCTGTGGGGATCAAAGTCCGATAACCTTGGTGGCGAGGGATAAAGTTATCGGACTTTGCTGCCATGCGTTGCGGATTTCCGCGGCTGATGCGTTGTAAAGTGTCAGCGAATACGAATCGCCGACCTGATTGCACCTTACCGGATCTACCGCCCTCACGGGACATCGTAGCAGGTAAAGCCAACGCCCGAAGGGTTGTCGGAGGTGATGTCACGCAGACCGCGCGAACCCCGGCTTGAGTGCCGATGGATCCCTCACCGACATGAGGGGGGCAGTAGCGTCACAAGCGTGAATGTTATCAGAACTTCCCCTACGATATGGAACGCATCCAATAAGCCGTCCTAGTAGGTAACCCGATGAATCCTCGCACTTATGGTAAGCCGATGATTCTGACGTAAGGAAGTGGCACGAGGAGTGCTATGCCCATAGGGCATCGTTCAATAAGCGTAACTTGCAGCCCCAAGAGGTGGAGCAAGTGAGGAGATTGAATAAGACTGAGGTATAGTAAAGGCGAAAGCGATAGATATCTCAGTACGTAAGATGGTGGATACTCTAGTTTGGCACTAGAGTACCCTCTAGAATCCCCTGCGTTCTTTCGTAGGGTATTGCTAGAGGGTAGAATTGTTCTATCCTTTCATCCTCTTTCGGAGAATAATCACTATGGATAAGAATACTCTCATTACTTTCATGAACAAGGGTCGTTCTGCTGATATGGAAACCGCCGGAGCGGTGTATGATTACTTGTACTGCAAGGCTAAGAATGCCAAGCATACTACGCAAGGCATTGCATCGTCTGTCTTTGGTCAGATGAATGCTCTGTTGGTTCGCGGTGGTCATCTTGGCTTTGATCGTGATGAACGGGCTGAGTTCAATTCGTGGGTTGGTCTACCTGCTCCCGGTACTAACAAGAGCAATGCTGCTAATGAAGCATCGAATGTTCTTGCTGAGTTTGGTCTGTAAGGTATGATCTAATCTATCGGATGGTAGGGGTGAAATATCCCCTATCATCCATTCAAGGAGGTTACTATGGCTACTAAGACGATTGATACGGTTGGTCGGCAGTTGTTGTTGAATGCAGGGAATTCATCTCAGGATGAACTGAAGGCATTCCAATACCTTCGGGGTATGGGGTTGAATGAGAAGGCTGTTATCATTGCACTCCGTAAGGTTGGAGTGTTTACTAAGATTCGTATCAATAAGAAAGTAGGCAAGTAATGTCAGTAGTAGGAACACAGACATTGAACGGTATCTCTAAGGAGTTTAATCGTGGTGGTGTCATTGTTATTAAGGAGATCAAGGATGAGCAAGATTACTGTGGATACCGTATGTATCCTTTGGTTGATCCTTGTGATTATGTTGATGTAGTCTATGCTGAGACTGCCATTAAGTATCTCGGTCGTATTGCCGATGAGAATGCGTATGAGATTCGTTATAACAATGGAACTATGTTTGCTAAGAAAGTAGGAAAGTAACATGATCGTAGTAACAAGTCGGAGTCTTGAGGTACTCACCGCGCATGGTGATAAGGGAACGCTTCCCCTTGGTGTCTTTAGTGATATGAAGGATGTACAAGAGAGTCGATTGGCTGATATGGTTGCTGAATCATTGCCGGGATGGGCTAGGGATTCAATTAAGATTGAGATGCGACAAGTGTCTGCTAATCAGTGGATTAGTATATGTCATGATGATGGAGCGTGTATGCATGTTAATATGTTGGACATTACATCTGTCCTTCACTATGTCTAAGACTTACTTTCTTTCCTATAAAGGAGACACTATGAACGAAACAGAAGTAAAGAAGATGTTGACTGCAGCACAAGCGTACATCGTACACCTTGAGGCTGTTCAGTCTGAGTTCTCTGATAAGATTGGAGAGTTAGTCGAGGCTAATAAGAGACTACAAGATGCTAATGCTATCTTGAAGACGGGCAATGAAGGGTTTACTAATACCCTTAAGTATTATGCCGCTACTGTGGGTAAACTTGAGGAGTATGTAGACTCACTTAAGAAGACTATCAATAAAATGAATGGTGTTAGTAAGTGGACGGAGGTAGAGGTATGATTGGTATCATATTCCCTATCATAGGTGGTGCTATTGGTGTGCTCATTGTAGCATGCCTACTCTATTGTATTGATGAGAACAAGGAAATTAATAAGCAATGATTATGATGGTTGCATCATGGGTTATTGTATGTATTGTATTGAGTTGTTATATTAACTACCTCTTTACTGATAAGGAATATTAATGAAAGTAACTATTGAAGGAGAGGATGTGCTAGTAGTACTGTGTCTCCTTCGGGAATCCATTAGTGAGTATGGTACTAATCTAAATCACAACTATCGTGATAGTTTCGATACCGATGCGGAGTATGAGATTGCACACATGAGTAACATTGCTACCATTGGTGCATTGTGTAATGTGTACACTAAGATGTTTACTAGCATGGAATATCCGGAGGCTACGCAATGACACTATGGAATGTACTGATTATCTATGATGATAGGGATGAAATGTTACAACAAGAGTTCATGAGTCTATGGGCTGTGGATCGGTTAGATGTAATCATCTCTATCGGTTACATCTATAGTAAGCGTAAGGATCATCTCCGTTCTGTTATCTTTGACCAACTGGAGGATTAATGCAAGAGTTAGCCCCGTATAATGTTGTTGTTATATATAACCCATCTATTAAAGGAGAGGGTGAGATCTTTATTGAATGCTCACACTTTGTATTGGCTGGGTCTACTAAACAAGTAAGTAAGGGATTGCGTTATCTATATAGAGATGTTGAGATCATCGCCATTATCTTTGGAGACAAGTATGAAAACCTTGAAGCAGAAGTCTAAGACTAAACAGACTACTAGCCCATGCTATGTAGTAAAGATGAATGGACAAGTGCGTCTTATCCTTGACAGTAAGCATGACGCTAAGCGTTATGCTATTACTCTCGGACTGACATATGCAGGTGCTGACATTGAACTATACTCTTACCCAATGGTGAACCCATGAAAATCTATATGGTTGTAGAGATCCCAGAGATTGATGATGTTGACTCACAAGATGCAGACAATGCATTGATGATGATTACTGATGCAATGCAACACTTTCCTTATCCATATTACATTGATGAGGTAACTGCAGATGAAGTATGAGATTGTCAAGGCGTTGTATCAAGGAGAGATGTGGTATAATGTCACAGTAGATGGAGTATATGTCAATGGATTCAGAGACAAGACAGATGCCCTATCCTATGGATGGTGGTATACAAATTATGGTAAAGCCGTTGCCGATGGGGACGAAGATCATATGGGTAGGGTGCGTACTAACCTACAACAATCCTAGATGGTATCCGGTGTGCGCCGGAGAAACACAAAGCCTTGCACTATCGGCAACCTGCCGAATAGTTGGGGCTACTGATAAGTAACTTTAGGGAGAACTTGAAATGAGAATTAATAATCACACTATGAATATCTATACTGAAGACTATGGTAACATTGATGTAGACTTTAGCATTGAGTGGACTATTGAGGATGGGGAATGGGAGATGGGTACTGTAGATATCAAAGACTTCTACCCTACTATAGTTGACTATGATACAATCAAAGGGTTGTTAGATAATGTTATTGAAGAGTTAAACTTTAATCCATTGACACCTTACCGTGGTGAAGAGGATACCTATGACACCTTACCATCAGGAGCAGACTAATGTCACCGTCTACTACAATCATCTCTGATAACATTAAGTTTATTAAAGAAGTGGCTGCTGTCTTTCATTATTGGATCGAAGATCCTAAGAAGAGAGATGATGCTCAGCGTATGCTGAATGACTTTGATACTATGACAGTCGATAAGTTTTATCTTACTGAAGATGAAGAATTGTTTATTAACCAACTTGACCACTTACTGGAGACACAATGAATAACGAACTAGATACTGCTGTTAAGACTCTCGTTGACCTGATCACTAAGGACTTGACGGGTAAGATTAATCTAATCTGTGAGCATGCTGTTACCGCATACCTTGAGAGTAGTGATTGTAAGTACCTTATCAAGGATGCTATTAGTGAGAAGGTTACTGAGTTGGTTGATGATGCTGTCTCTGATATCTCCCTTTCAATTAGTATCGACTAATGGATATTATCACCGCATATATGATTGTCCTTCTTACTGAGAAGGGCATTGATCCGGGTGAAATCCCCGCTGATAAGTTTGATGCATGGACTAAGAACATGCATGCTAATTTTAAATCATATGTTAGTGGCATGATCCCTGAAGATTGGTATATCCCACCAACTTATGAATGGACTGAAGAACTACCTGATATTAATGGAGAAGAAGACTAATGGATATCCCGCTACTGATTCTAATGTTTGGATTTATTGCACATGTTGTTATAAATATTGTTAGTGACATCTTAAGTCGTAGGCATTATGATACTCGACTACATGAAGTGAATGAACGCTGTGATGGTTTGATTAAGTGGTGTCAACTATTAGACAACCAACTTAGTGGTATGCGTATGGATAACAGAACTGTCCCTCTCAAGAAGAAGAAGAAGTAAACAGAGAAGGGTGGCTGAAACGCAGTTATAGCGCACACCTTATAAGTGTGAGTATGTGGGTGCAACTCCCGCCCCTTCTATTAAAGGAACCTTATGATCTTACCCGACTTAGATGCTAATGAAACTATCTATGAGACTGCTGATCGTATGTATGATTGGCTCCGTCTTCATGGGTTTGCTGTTACTATACTTACGCCTGATGATTTAGAAGTTGAACCTAAACAGGATAAGATTAATAGAGAGACAGTAGAACTTGAGATGCAAGCGGCTGCTACTAACTACATTGAATGGCTTAAGGAAGGATACTACAATGGCTGATGTCTTTGTGTATAATAAGGATGAAAGTATTGAAGAGAATGTATACCAAGCATACTCTTGGATTCGTAAGCAAGGGTATGCCGTTGCTATGTGGACACCTGAAGAGATGACACTAGACCCTAAGCATTACAAGGAGACTGATGGGTATGTTACCTTTAGGGAAGACCATCTTGAAAGTGCAATGATTACTGCGGGTTATGAATATATTACTGAGATGAAGCGTGTTCTCTCTATTGATCCTAACTATAAGGAAGATGACAATGAAGATTGATATTGCTAAGCAATGGGTTGATGCTCTTAAGTCTGGTACTTATCAGCAAGGGCAAGGTAAACTACATGCCACAGATATTAATGGGACATGTATGTACTGCTGCCTTGGTGTACTGTGTGATCTGTATATGCAACAGAACCCTGATGAATTAGATGTTAAGGTTGTTACTCGTAAGTCAGATGTGAACCTTCAACACACTCAGATGTTGAGTATAGGTGATGACTCTATCACTGTCTATGATAATGATAGTCTTGTGTTACCATTGCGTGTTCGTGAATGGGCAGGTATGCACGATGCACTTGGACGATTCACTAATGCATCACATGCACAAGACTCTTTGGCAGAACTGAATGATCATGGTATGTCATTCGCTAAACTTGCTGATGTTATTGATGTGCATGTTGCTGAACTTTAAACCACTGTCCTTGTATCTCAATTGGATAGAGGCATCGGTTTCTACCCGATAGGTTACTGGTTCGAGTCCAGTCAGGGACGCTTTGGTAGGTGCATATACAATAGGCTTTGACCCTATCATGCTATGTATCCTACCTATGGCACGGTAGACCAATGGCAGAGTCTACAGACTTAAAATCTGTGTAGTGTGGGTTCGACTCCCACCCGTGCTACTATAGGGATTGTAGCTCAATGGTAGAGCAGTCGGCTTTTAACCGATTGGTTAAGAGTTCAAGTCTCTTCTGTCCCACTAAGAAAGGATACTATCATGGTGTTTGATACTGAGTTAGAGAAACTGATTAACGCAATTGTTATTATCGAATGGGAAGATATCTCTGGGTATGCTGACTCATGGATGGATAAGAAAGACATCTATGATATGCACCCTCATCAATGTATAAGTATTGCTAAACTCTATGAGTGTAATCAAGAGTACATTACTGTTGCTGCTACTTGGGATGATGTTGGTTCTATTGTATCGGATGTTAATTGCATACCGATTGGCTGTATAAAATCTATCAAGAAGGTAAAGATATGAATGAGACATTCACTAAGACATTAACAATTGACCAAGATAATTATACTGTGCTACAGTTTATGCTTATTGAACCATCTCGTTTCAGTGAGCCTGAAGCGGTGTATGATGTGGTATTCTCCATTCTCAATGTGAGAAACGGCGAAGTTGCTTCAATGAACCAGCGTATTAATATTAAGGATATTGAATCACTATGGACTATGCAATGGGATTGCAAGCGTACTTATGAAGCAAGACAAAAGCAAATGGCTGAAGAAAGAACTCAAGCCAAAGAAGAAGTTACCTCCGTACAAGCGGACTAAGATACGGCATCTTGATACACAAGACCGTGATGATGATAACACTAAAGGAAACTAATGGCACATAACATTACAGATACTGATGGTGCAGTCTATAGTAAGACTGCCGCATGGCATGGACTTGGCTTGGTTATTCAGGAAGATATGTCACCTACTGAGGCAATGAAGATTGCTGGTCTTGATTGGACTGTTAGTAAGGTCGGTCCAGTAACCGCAGGTGATGCTACCTCTGATGACTACAATGCTATTGTTCGTAGTGACAACAATGCTATCTTGTCTATTCAATCACCTGACTATCAGATCGTACAGAATAGTGAAGTCTTTGAGATGGCATACAATCTTGGTGCTGACATTAAGATTGAGTCTGCTCTAAGTATGGGTGGTGGTAAGCGTTTGGTTGTCTTGTGTAAGACAGGTGAGATTGATGGTGTCAATGGACATGATCCTATCGCACAGTATATGGCACTCATTAACAGTCATGATGGTACTCTTGCTGAGCAAGCACTACCTACTACTGTTCGTATCGTATGTCAGAATACATTGAGCATGGCTATGGCAGGTGGTAAGAAGTCCTTCCGTATTGTACACTCAGGTGACATGAAGAAGAAGCGTGAGGCTATGGCATCAGCCCTTAAGTTCTACGCTATGTCCGGTAAACTCTTTGAAGATAAGGTACAAACTCTTGTTCGTAAGGAACTTACTAAGTCAGAGATCCAGAAGTTCTGGTTGGATGTATGGGGTATGGTTGAAGAGCCAGTTGTGGCTAATCCAACATTACCCGATGACTATGAGAACTATCTCCGCGCTACTGTAACCATCCGCAAGTGGGCTGATACCTTTGATGCTGAACGGGCTGAGTTAAATGGATGTAGTGCTAACCTTTGGCTTGCTGCTAATGCAGTAACCAAGGAACTTCAGCACCGTATCCCTGCTCGTGGTCGTAAGCCATCGTTTGAATCGTCTGCCTTTAGTAATCTTCTTGGTAAGAATCAAGAGACTACTATGGATGTAATGAAGTTTGCACTTACCCTCGTATAAGAATCTAATAACCAAGGAGATACATGTCTAAACTGTGGGATTCATTATCTAAAGAAGAACAAGATAAAAGAACTGCACTACAAGTTATCTCTGAGGAAGATATGCTTTGTCTGTCGGAACATAAATACTGGGATGCATACAATGCTAACCCTGATGAGGGTATCCCTGAGCAAACATTGATTGACGCATGTGTCATCCATCTTACACCCTTCTACCAGCAATGGATAGATACGGTATCACAGAATAGGAAGACACCTGAATGGGCATTCCCTTTGTTTGCTGTTGGTGCTGCTAAGATGGCAGACATTACTATTAGATCACTGATTCTCGAATGGTTTAACTCTGCTTTCTGGGAGCGTAAGTATGAGAACGATCTGTTCCCATTGCCTACTGCTCAACACATAGCACATGTTATATCTGAGATGGTAGTGGAGATTGTAGCCTATCAACAGGCTAAGAAACAATTCCGTGAGGATTGGCTCAAGCAATCCCACTACCAGAAGAAGTGGACTACTAAGCGATGCAAGGCGTTTGCCTATAAGATGGGTACTCTTAATAAGAAAACCTTCTCAAGGAAACAACGCGAAGACTTTGGTCATCACATGCTACGCATAGCGGAGATGTCTGAGGTCATTAACTTAAAGAACATTCGTAAGCATACAGGCAAGCGATGGAGTGAGCGTGTAGTAGTTACCTTTACTGATGACATATTGAGTGAACTTAATAAGCGTCATCAGGATGTGATTGCTACCGCTGCCCTGCTGTATCGACCAATGATTATCCCACCAATTAAACATACTCTAAGTAGTAGTGGTGGGAATCTACTACCCCATATCCGTAAGCCTGTAGTACAGAAGTTTAAGGATGTGATGTGGGATGAGAAGGTACACCAGAATGGTAGCCTTCCATCAGAGATAGTAGTCACTGGTCTTAATGCTATGATGCATACCGAATGGTCTATCAATGAGCGGGTGCTAGAGATAATGACTGCACTCTTTAAGAACAACACACGAGATGCTAACCTTCCCGTGTATGACTTCTCAGCCTTTGACTTTGCTGATCCCTATCCTAAGGATGGGACTAAAGAAGAGAAGGCTAAGTGGTGTCAGCTCAAGGAAGAAACATATAGCAATTGGTATAAGGAAGAACGATCACGAGGTCGTATGCTTGTCCGGATTAAACTGGCGCAATCATTAATCCCTCTGAAGTTCTTCTACCATATTTATACCTGTGACTTCCGTGGTCGTGCTAATGCAGCATGTGATCTACTTAGTCCACAGTCAAGTGACTTTGATCGTGGTCTTATTCAGTTTGCTCAGCCAAGGAAACAAACATCCATTGGTTTGTATTGGTTAAAGATTCATGTCGCTAATCTATTCGATCAGGACAAGACAACCTTTGATCAACGAGTTAAGTGGGTCGATGATAACATGGACATGCTTAAGAGAATCAATGATGATCCCTATGCTACCCGCTCTGAGTGGGTATCACATAAGAAGAAAAAGAATCCAAGCTTCCAGCGTATCGCTGCTGTCTTTGATCTGTGTCGTACTGATGGGTTAACTCAAGTGCCTGTGCAAATGGATGGTTCATGTAACGGTGTTCAGCATTGGGCTGCACTTATGCGTGACCCTTATCTTGCCAAGAAGGTTAACCTCATACACACTAACAAGCCCGAAGATCTGTATCAGTATGTTGCTGATGTGATGACATCTAATATGGTGTCAGTACAGGATGCAGATACTAACAATGGAAAATGGGCGAAAAAATTTATAGAGTATTGGGAGGGTGACATTGACCGCTCTGTTTGTAAGAGAGCAGTAATGACTGATCCCTATGGTGTTACCTTCTATGGTATTCGCAGGTACTGTAAGACTGAGGGTCACCTTGATTGGGTTGGTAAGGATGAGATTGCTGGTGCTGTTGTCGAGTTAGCTACCTTCATTGATGCTGCCCTCAAGGGTACATTGGTCGAGGCTAACAAGGGCAAGGCATGGCTCAAGGTGGTGGCTGATATGGCTAGTGAACTAGGTAAGAATGTTGAGTGGACTACCCCGTGTGGGTTTAAAGTAGTACATCAATACTATGAGATACTAACTAGACGATCAGTCGCTAAGCTATTCGATATGAAAGAGTTACACTTTGGCTCACCCGATAAGGAAACAATTGATGGTGGCTCAGTTAATCTAGCCATCTCCCCTAACTATATTCACTCACTTGATGCAAGTCATATGTGGTGTACCATATATAGAATGGTTGGTGCTGGTATTGAACAGTTCAGTATGATCCATGATTCATATGGTTGTCCTGCACCTGATGTTAATCTAATGCGTATGTTTACTAATGAAGAGTTCTGTGCTATGCATACGACCAATCTATTAGATGACATGCGGATCGAAGTATCAAAAGCATTGAAGATTACAGTACCTGATGCACCACCTACTGGTTCATTAAACATTAAGGATGTTTTAGATGCGGAGTATTTCTTCCAATGACTAAAGTATTTAAAGTTACTAGTGAGGGTGAACTAGAAGAGGCAGTAAGATTGTTCACTGCGTTGGCTGCATCTGTTAAGAAGAAAAAGAAAATATCCTTTTGGTTTCCAACGGAAGCCCTTAGTGATATCTTCTTACAAGCTGCGTACCTAGACTTCTCTATGCGTAACATAGAGCCGCAACCGAACATGAATGTAGAAATTTTTATTGAAGGAGAACCTGATGACAGCGATTAAGATGACTGTGTTACAGAACTTGAAGCCACATAGGCGATTGACAGGACAGAAGTGGAGAGATGGTGATCTCTACGATAGTTGGAATCAACTGCAGAAGGATCACTTTGATGGACTCATTGATCTCTATGCACCTATTGTTGAAGAGGGTCGTGAGCCTATGCCATCTGTTGCACAGCAATGGAAAGATGCATACAAGTGGAGAAACCATAAGTGAGTAGAGTACTAGTAATTGGAGACACTCACTTCCCTGCTGTGCTTGATGGTTACCTTCAGTTCGTGAAGGATATCAAGGCAGAGTATAAGTGTGATACCATCGTACATATTGGTGACATTGTTGACCATCATTGCATTAGCTTCCATGCTAAGCATCCGGATCATCCGGGTGCGGTGAGTGAGTACCGCAATGCAATGGAACAGATTAAGGAATGGAAGTCTACCTTTAAGAACATGGTAGTTACCATTGGTAACCATGATGAGCGTGTGCTTCGCCTTGCAGGTGATGCAGGTATCCCTGACTTTTACTTGAAGACTTATAATGAGGTCTACAATACTAAGTGGTCATGGGTAAAGAACCACACCGTTGATAGAGTCTTCTATCATCATGGTACTGGTGGCTCTAGTATGTACCCCTCGTTCAACACAGCCAAGGCACTTGGTATGTCCGTTGTAGCAGGACACCATCACTCATGTGCAGGTATCAACTGGCAGGTCAGCCCTCTCAATGCTATCTTCGGTATGAATGTAGGCTGTGGTGTAGATCGCAAGCACATCGGTATGAAGTACGGTGAGAACAATATCAAGAAGCCCGTGATTAGTTGTGGTGTTGTCATTAATGGCGCACCATATTTAGAACTGATGCCATTATGAAAATAACAATTGACCTACCCTATGTAGTTGAACCGCATGGTTCTATTAATCACCAAGTCTTATTAAACATGGTGATAGAAGCACATGCTAACTCAGCAAGGAATAATCCTAACGCTAGTTCAATGGCATGTCTTAACGCGAGTGGTACAACAGGACGCTTAGAGAATGCATTAGCTTCGGCTATCTTAACTCTTGGTGTCTATCATGCACCTATCTCTGAGGCTCGTCTGATGTTGATCACATCTACTAGAGATATAGTAGACATCCTCAATAGGAAGATTCCTATTGCTGGCTTTGGTAATTCATTCTATAAGGATGGCATTGACCCAGCTTGGCAAGATGTAGCAAACTATATCGAAGCGTACCATCCGTGGTATCACTTTAGAATACAAGAGATCAAGAGTATTATTGGTCAGCAAACTCAGAAAAACATTTACCCCAACGCTGCTATGTATAGTGCAGTCTTATGTGAGATCCTAGGATTTAAGGAAGGCACAGAGATTTCTCTGTTCATCCTTGCCCGGATCCCTACATGGACAGACATGGTGGTAAATCAAAAGACTTAACATTAGCCCTATAGTTGGGGCTATAGAAGATATTATTTTTTAGAAAGGAGGAAATATGAATACTGAAACTAATACCGAGACTGAAACAAAGGAACAAGTTCCTGCTATCCGTACCGATAGTGTTGTTGCGTATCTTAGTCAGCTTTCGGCTGGCTTAAGTCAGCTCGCATCTGGCATGAATACTATTGTAATGGATTTGAATATGCAAGTTGACAATATCAACGCATCATTAAAGAAGGAAACTACGAATGAACAAGAGCAAGTTAAAGAAGATGCCACAGTTTGTAACTGAAGTAGTCGAAGTTAAGTGGAGCAATCTACTTAAGCCAGACATTGCTTTCGGTGAGGCATCTGCCAACCATAACATTACTGTTGTCTTAGACAAGACACTTGATAAAGTTCTCAAGGATATCCTTAAGAAGTCAGGTGCTACTAAGATCAATGGTATCATGGAGAAGGATGGATTGCGTACCTTCAAGGCTAAGAGCCGAGTACATGTTGAGGAAGGTAAGTTCCCTTGTGTTGATTCACAGGCTACCCCAACCGATACCGTACCGTTTGGTGGAGATAAGGTAAGACTTAAGCTTTCACCATGTGTTATCACACGAGACAATAGTCTTAGTGTGTACTTAAATGGCATTCAGATCATTGAGAAGAATGCCAACAACATTACAGGTGGTTCAGGTTTTGATGCAGTAGATGGGGGCTTCGTGTCAACCGCTGCTCCAACTAAGTCTGCACCAGCACTTGTTAATGTTGAGGAAACAGAGGATGAAGATCTCCCATTCTAATCAATGGAGATTTAATCTGAATCCAGTTGCCGCATCAAGACCTAGGGTCGGTAAATGGGGAGCGTATTACACAGGTACTTATAAAGAGTTCAGAGAGAAAGCAGCAGAGGTAGTATGGGATATACTAGGCACAGACCTAGTACCCCTTACTGGTTCTCTTGCTGTTGACATTGAACTCTATGTTAAGAAGCCTAAGTCTACTGAGTTAGATGCTCCTCGCCCTGATATTGATAACTTTGCTAAAGCTATACTTGATACAATGAACAAGAAGGTTTGGGAAGATGACTCTCAAATCATTTCCCTAAATGTAACAAAGCAATGGGCAGCAACAGGTGAAGATGGTTACTTCACTCTGTCAGTAAGCAACCTATAACTGGTGTATTGATCGGTCTTAGTCCAAGCAGTCCGGCACTTGTTGACTGAGATAGATCCGTTGACTTTATTGTCACCACCATAGGAAGGAAGGGGGAGAAATCCCCCTTCCTTTTTTCTAAGTAAAACACTTATCGGAGAAACAAAAGTATGATATACGAAGAGATGTCCGTAAAACACTTACTCAAAATGGGTAGTGATAATACCGTAGTAGATGCTGCTCGTGTTTCTTTCGCTAAGGAAGCAGCCAACTACACTGAGCTACAGAATATAAAGCTTATTACTTATCTCGCTAAGCATAAGCATTGGAGTCCGTTTGCCCATTGTACCCTGCAGTTCCATATTAAGGCTCCGATCTTTGTTGCAAGGCAGCTAGCCAAGCATCAGGTTGGCTTTGCATGGAACGAAGTTAGTAGACGGTATGTAGACTATGAGCCTACCTTCTGGTCACCACAGAGCAACTGGAGGGCAGCAGCAGAGAACAAGAAGCAAGGCTCCTCCTCTGAGTATGTGAAGGATAGCGCATTAGTACAACAGTGTTATAATGAATCAATCAAATCTTCTCTCAGTACATACAGGCTCATGCTGTATGAGGGTGTCTGTCCTGAGCAAGCAAGGACAGTACTACCACAGTCTATGATGACTGAGTGGTATTGGACTGGCTCCCTCTATGGTTTCAACAGGGTATGTCAGCTCCGTCTTGACCCACACGCACAGGATGAGTGCCGACAAGTAGCACTAGCAATCTCAGACTGCTGTGCCAAAGCCTTTCCTATATCATGGATGGCATTGAATGGATCACTGGGTTAATTGTTGGCTATAGGTAGTAATAATTGGCAGACATACCCAAAAAGTGTAAAGTATATTTAATGGATAAACTAAATGATTTAAAATTACAGGGTACTTCCCATATGGAAGGAACTTCTCAACAAGATTTAATCACACTCCTACAAGAGGAACGCGATGCTGCTCGTACTGAACTGCTTGCGTATGATTCCTTGCATGGCAGGATAACACTAAAGCAAGCAGCTAAACTAAGACAATGGGGATACCTAATAAAGGAGGATTCAATTGGCAAAAGATAAACCTTGGCTCAAAGCTAAGAAGCGTGACAAGTCACAGTCAGGTAAGGGTGATAAGTATCGCCCCGTTGATCGTGAAACTTATGAAAAAAATTATGAAGCTATCTTTGGTAAACCAAAAGAAATAAATAAAGATGAATCTAAATGAACTGGAAGAACTGGTATATGATCTGGCAGCACTTAGTCACAAGCTTGGTCGTATTGAAACGGATGGTACGACAAGTCAAAACAAGTATGATAAATTGGTTGACGAGCGTAACGATATCAAGGCATTAATTAAATCTGGCTTTAATCAAATGTCAGACAACACCACCTTAGGGTGGGGCAAGGGTAAAGATGAGTGAACTAGATGGATGGTTGCAAATGAATTTTCCTGTTGGCTCTTTCATAGTACACTCTGATGCTGCAGGTATTGGTGGTGATGATAGATTATACCTCCGCATACAGATGTCTAATAAGAATGTTAACTTTATTGTTTACGAATCTGAGGATCCTAATGGATATCGAACAGATGAAGATCAGGCTATAGCAAGCTTTTGTTTTAGCCCAGAGTTTCTTATTAAGCTAGCAAAGATCGGATCAATTGATTTAAATGAGTCTATTCCAAAGCAAGACTGAGTGTCCACGCTGTGTACAGAATGGTGCAGATCGTAGTGGTGACAACCTTGCAGTCTATGATGATCATGTGTATTGTTTTAAATGCAAGTATTACCGCTCTTCTAAAGGAACAGAGATGACAGATGAACTTACTACAACAACCCCTAAAGAATTTAAAGTGCTCACTGGTTCTTACATTGATCTTGAGGATCGCGGCGTTACGGAAAAGACTTGCCGCATGTATGGCTATCAGGTAGCCAAGATCAATGGTAAGGAAGTACACATTGCTAACTACTATCAAAGTGGTGAGCTATTAGGACAACACCTTCGTGGTCCTAACAAACAGTTTGCTTGGCGTGGTAGTGCCAAAGGTTTAGAACTCTTTGGTCAGAACCTATGGAAGGCAGGAGGCAAGCGGCTTATCATTACTGAGGGTGAGATTGATTGTATGACAGTCAACCAAGTACTCGGTGGTACATGGGCTGTCGTGTCTATCCCCAATGGTGCTACCTCTGCAGCCAAGTCTATCAAAGAGAATCTTGAGTTCATTAACTCATACGCTGAAGTTGTCCTATGCTTTGATATGGATGAGGCAGGACAGAAAGCTACTATGGAAGTTGCTGATCTACTTCCTCCGGGTAAGTGCAAGATTGCTAAGCTTCCGTACAAGGATGCTAGTGAGTGCTACATGAATGCTCAGACCAAGCAATTGGTATCAGCACTATGGGAAGCACAGCAGTATTCTCCTGATGAGATCATGCACATCTCTAAAGTTATCACAGACTCACAGTCTATGAACCATGCTCGTGTCTATCCCTTCCCTTACGATGGTCTATCAGAGTTCCTGATTGGTCAGCGTAGTGGAGAGATTACACTATGGGCATCCGGTACTGGGTCTGGTAAGTCTACTATACTTCGTGAGCTTATGATGCATCACTTAGTAGAGGGTCGTAGTGTTGGGTGTATCATGCTTGAGGAATCTCCACAGGAAACTATGGATGATATGATCAGCTTGATACTTAACAAACCAGTCCGTGCTATTAGAGCAGGACGAATGATGAATGAATTGCGTACCATGCTTGGCAAGAAACAAATCAACATGGCTATGGTTGATGATCTTACTGATGAGGAATACGCAGCAGCTAAGGCACAACTGTGTGGCACAAACTTCTATGTGTATGACCACTTAGGTAACAGTGCAATGGCTAATCTGCTGGCTCGTATGGAGTTCATGGCAACCTCCCTCAAGGTGGATGTTATTGTGCTTGACCATATTACCGCTGCTGCTGCAGGACTTATGAGTATGCAGACTAAGGATGTCGAGGGTGGTAACTCAGAGCGTATCATTATTGATACACTCATGAAGGAACTCCGTGCTATTGCTGTGCGTACAGGTGTGCATGTAGACATCGTATCACAACTCAAGAAGAGTGACAAGGCATACGAAGAGGGTGATCGCATTACCCTGCAAGATCTGCGTGGCTCAGGTGCATTGGCATCTGTACCCAACACAGTCATTGCCTTGGAGAGAGATCGACAGAACACAGACGAGAAGATTGCTAACACTACACTAGTGCGTGTACTCAAGAACCGTCTGACTGGTCGAGCAGGTATTGCAAGTACATTATATTATGACCATGTGTCAGGCAGACTAGAAGAAATTGGATTCGCTATTGCTGAGGATGGCTCAGTAGTGTTTGAACCCGAACAACAACAGGAGTTCTAATGAAAGTATGTGTACTTGATATTGAAGGAAATGGTTTAGCTGAGTTGATATTAGATTCTAAAGGTAATCCTCACAAGGAAGTTACTCGTGTATTATGTGCAGCCACCAAGATTCCTAATCAAGAACCAGTACTTTGGTTAGAACATCAGATGCCTGAGCTTGTAAATTACCTCAAACAATTTGATGTTATTATCGGTCACAACATCTTGGGGTATGACTACCCGGTCATGCGTAGACTGTACAACATGACTATGCCTAAGCGTATTGTTGATACACTTATCATCAGCAAGCTAATGCATCCAGACATCAACACCCACCCATTCAAAGACAACTCACTTAAGTCATGGGGTATACATCTTAACTTTCCTAAGTCAGAGTATACCTTAGGCTGGACTAGTTACAACCTAGAGATGGGCAAGTACTGTCAGCAGGACACTCGACTTGGCGAAGCTATCTTCAATAAACAAAAGAGTTTTATATCAGACAACAAAGCTATTGTATCTTTCGAGCATACAGTATCTACAATATTAATGGAGCAAGTGTGCAATGGATTTAATTATGACCTTGATGCCGGAGAAGAGTTGTATAAAAACCTTATGCTGGAAAAACTTGGTATCGAAGATGAAATGCGTCAAGTCTTCCCTGACCGGGTTATCATTAGACATTCGCCCAAGACAGGCAAGAGACTCAAAGACAAAGTAGATACCTTTAATCCCGGTTCTCGACAACAAATAGCTAACCGTCTTACCGAAAGGTATGGATGGAAACCACAAGAAACTGAGAAGGGAAACCCAAAGGTAGATGAATCCGTGTTGGCTGTGTTAGACTATCCAGAAGCAAAGACACTCGTAAAGTATTTCAATGCAATCAAGTTAATGGGTATGGTTGAGGACTGGAACAGTCGATCAATCAATAGTCGAGACAAGCGTATACATGGCAACATCAATCCACAGGGTGCAGCGACAGGTCGTTGTACCCATAGTCAGCCCAACATAGCACAGGTAAGTGGTGACCACAGAGCAAGAGAACTCTGGCTATGTGATCCCAAGCAGGTGTTAGTTGGTGCTGACTTGTCGGGGCTAGAGCTTCGTATGCTTGCCCACTTCATGGCTAAGTATGACAACGGTGAATATGGTAAAGTACTCCTAACAGGAGACATTCATACACACAATCAGAAGGCAGCTGGACTCAGCTCACGAGCATTAGCAAAGTCTTTTATCTATGCGTACCTCTATGGTGCGGGTGACAAGAAGATTGCTTTAGTTTGTAGTTGTAGTATTGGTGAGGCTAGAGGATTACGAGAACGCTTTCAGAAAGAAATCCCTGCCCTTACTAAGGTACAGGACATGGTAAAGTATGAGGCACTCAAGCACAAGGGTGTGCTCCTGCCTGATGGTAGGCGTGTACCCGTGCGTAGCGAACACGCTGCCCTCAACACCCTGCTGCAGGGTTCAGGAGCTATCGTAAGCAAGTACTGGATGGTCGAGGCGTTCAAGGCTATCAAGCCCGCAGGAGCCAAGCAGCTGGCTTATGTGCATGACGAACTACAGTACTCATGTCCGGCAGATACTGCCGATGTATTTGGTAAGGCTGTTACTGCCGCTGCTACGGCAGCAGGTGAGATGTTAAAGATGAATATTCGTATTGATGCAGAGTACTGCATTGGTAAGTGCTGGGCTGATACACATTAAGGAGACACATGTCTAAGTTAGAATTATATATTGCTGGTCCTATGAGAGGGTATCCTAACCATAACTTTGAGGCTTTCTATAAGGCTGAGAAGAAGTGGACTAAGAATCCTGTGGTTGGTAAGATCCACAATCCCGCTAAGATGGATGAGGATGAGGGGTTTGATCCCTCTACTGTTGAGGATTCATTAGATCATCTTCGTGCTTGCATGAAGCGTGACATTGATGCTATCCTTCAATGTACTGGGATGGTAATGCTCTGTGGTTGGGAGCATTCGGAAGGTGCGAGGGTTGAACATTCACTAGCTACATATCTAGGAATGCCGATCTTCTATGAAAGTTAATGGAAGAATTGTATTCTACAACTTCAAGAAGGTACAAGGGTGGCGATACTATGCCATTCGTTTACTATCTTGGAGCCGTCATACTCATGCTCACATTGAGTTTGATCTAAGTATACCATTTGCTTTTGTAGTGGTAGATCGTAAGCCAGTAAAGGTAATGAGACTTGCCAATCTTAAACAACTAAAAATAAGCAAGTACTATGAGTTTGATCTAGGATCTATGGACATGAGTGAAGAAGATATTATCTTTGCTTACAAATATAAACCACTCAATAGTTATAAGATGCTAGTGTATACACTCATAGGTAAACACATTGGTATGAAACAACCAACCAATTGTATTACTTTTATATGTGACTATTTAAAATTCAAAGGTTGGGATACACCCAATCTGTTCAACCCTAAACAACTATGGGAAAGCTTACATGATAACGATAATGATCGGTGGACAAGCAAGAGTCGGGAAGACAACACTAGCAAAGTGGATCAGTGAGTACGCTTATAACAATAAGTATACACCAGTGATTGTTCCCTTTGCTGCTGCCCTTAAGGAAGAGGCGGCTAAGAAGGGATACACTAAGGATACCAATCAAGAAGAGTATCGTGAGTTCTGTCAGACCCTTGGCTCTACTATGAGAGAACAAGATCCAGACTACTGGGTTAAACAATTCCGTATTAAGATTAAGAAACTCTATGAGGAAGAACAAGCAGCCCTAAAGGCTGACCCATCTATCTGGCATGAGAAGGTTGTCATTGTAGATGACTGTCGCTATACCAATGAGATTGCTGCTGCTCGTGACATCCGTGCTCTTACAGTCTTTGTATCAGCAGGTGAGCGTGAACTCCCTGAGGAGTTTGCAGAGTGGAGAACACATGAGTCTGAAGCACTAGCAATTGCTATTGAGACAGGCAACAAACAATATGAAGATATGTTTCACTACACTCTAAAGAATGATGAGAGTGAGGCAGCATTCAAAACTAAATGCAATACAAAGTTTGATGAATGGTTTCACCTACTCTCCGAATCAATGTTAGATGATTTGTGTAACTGTGAGCTGTGCCTATCCTCAAGAGAAGACAGACTACCTGATGGAGATACTGTGTTCAAAGAGATCATGGAAATTTTTATAGATAAGGAAGACGATGATAAGCCAACCAAGACCTGATACTGCTGTGCTTGACGGAGACATCATTGCCTATCGTGCTGCCTTTTGGGCAGACCAAGAAGGCATTGAGTACCTTGCGGAGCGCATCGAACATGATGTCAAGGCATGGACTCCAGTAGGAGTAACGAAAGTATATGTGGCTATCTCCTGTGATCGTAAGGATAACTTCCGTAGACAGGTGTGGGAACCATATAAAGCCCATCGGGATGTGAAGAAACAAGCACCAGATTGTTTATCATATGCTGTTGATTTAATTAAACAGAACGACATACTCTTTGTTCCTACCCTAGAGGCTGATGATATTATGGGACTTATGGCTTCAGGCAATAAGGCTATTGCCGTAACCATTGACAAGGATCTCCGGTCTGTACCGGGGTGGCATTGGAACCCAGACAAAGAAGTTAAACCTCTGGAACTTGATACTTATACCGCTGACTTTAACTTCCACAAGCAGTGGATCATGGGTGATACGACTGATAATATCCCCGGTATCTGGAAGTGGGGACCTGCCAAGGCAGAGAAGTGGCTTAAGTATGTCCATCCAAGGAACTGGACAGCCGCCGTATTGGCAGCTTATGACCAAGCTAAGCCTCAGGAAATGGATAGATATGGATATGATTACTGTCTCGCTATGGCTAGGTGTGTACGCATCCTTAGACATGGTGAATATAACAAGAAAACTAAGTCCGTACTATTGTTTGACCCAATAGTTGGGGCTACTAAGAGTGATACTCAAGGGAACACTAATGAACACTGATGTAAACCAATACAACACTGAGTCTATAACTATTGTTAATCCAAACAATTACAATACTTCTACTTATACCCATACCGATTCTAAGATCCCTATGGTACTCCATGATAGAGACTGTGCTCCAGCCTACCATACCAAGGGTGCAGCCGGGGCTGATCTTAAGATCACTACGGACACTACGCTACTCCCCGGAGTAGTAACTAGAGTACCCACAGGGGTTAGCTTAGCTATCCCTGAGGGCTATGTAGGTTTACTCTTTATGAGATCAGGTCTTTCTAACAAGGGAATCAACTTAGCCAACTCAGTTGGTGTCATTGATTCTGATTATCGTGGTGAGATTTGGTTACCACTTATTAACAATTCAACAATAACACACACTCTTAAACGGGGTGATCGTGTTGCACAGATTGCCTTCATGCCCGTTACACAGTTCTCGTTTGTCTCTGTAGATAAACTTCCTAATACTGTGCGGGGCGAAGGTAAGTTTGGGAGTACAGGAGTCTAATGGATACATTTCAAAAGTTTATTGCTATCAGTCGCTACAGTCGTTGGCTTGATAAAGAAAATCGTAGAGAGACTTGGGATGAGACTGTCGATAGATGGTGGAATTACTTTACTGGTAAAGCCCCTGTCCTTTTGACACGGACAGATATCAGAGATGCTATTCTTAATCTTGAAGTACTGCCAAGTATGCGGGGGTTGATGACCGCAGGTCCAGCATTGGATCGTGATCATACTGCCCTATACAATTGCTCATACATTGAGATTAATAAAACAACTTCCTTCTCCAATCTCATGTACATTCTTATGTGCGGTACTGGAGTAGGCTATACGGTTGAGCGTAGATGCACCGACAAATTTGGGACTATCCCAACAATACATAAGATGTTTGATACAGTTATGTTTGTTGAGGATAGCCGCGAGGGTTGGTGTGATGCACTTAACAATCTACTTGACAATCTTTACAAGGGTATCCACATTAAGTGGGACACAAGTAAGATTCGTAAGTCAGGTGAAAGACTAAAGACCTTTGGTGGTAGAGCAAGCGGTCCTGCCCCACTAGAAGAAGTCTTTAGATTTGTAGTACAGACATTCTATTCTGCCCAAGGTCGTAGACTTACGCCCCTTGAGTGCCATGATATCTGCTGCAAGATTGCTCAGTCAGTCATCGTGGGTGGTGTACGCCGCTCCGCTATGATCTCTCTAAGCGACCTAGCAGACCGTGAGATGGCTACTTGCAAGAGTGGTGCGTGGTGGCAAGCCTCAAGTCATCGTGCCTTAGCAAACAACTCAGCCATCTACAATGGCAGACCATCAATGGGTCAGTTCCTTGAAGAGTGGACAGACTTATACAACTCCCATAGTGGAGAGCGTGGTCTTTGTAATCGTGATGCAATGAAGAACATTGCTGTCAAGGCAGAGCGTGGTGAGGATCATTACTATGGAACGAATCCATGTAGTGAGATCATCCTACGCCCTAATCAATTTTGTAATCTATCTACTGTTGTTGTCAATGCAACTGATACACAAGAGTCGTTAGAAAAGAAAATTGAAATGGCTACCATCATTGGCACTATCCAAAGCATGTTCACTTATTTTCCTTACCTAGCCAAAGATAAGACATGGCAAGATAACTGTGAAGAAGAGAGACTGCTTGGTGTATCCATGACAGGTATCTTTGATAACAAGTTGATGTCCGGTCTACTAGGACATGGCAGACTTAAGTATGTCCTTGAGGATCTACGAGAGACAGCCATCAAGACTAACCTTGACTGGTCTAAGAAGCTGGGTATCAACCCAAGTAAATCAATTACTTGTATTAAACCAGAAGGTACAACTTCATGTCTTGCTTCGTCAGCCAGCGGATTACATCCCCGGTATGCTGAGCATTACTTTAGAAGAGTCCGTATCGACAAGAAGGATCCACTCTACTTTATGATGCGAGATGCCCAAGTACCAGTAGAAGACTGTGTAATGAATGCGGATTCAACTGCAGTCTTTACCTTTGTTCAGGCTGCTCCATCGGGATCACTAACTCAGAATGAACTATCAGCTATTGATCATCTTAACTTATGGTTAACCTATCAAGAGCATTACTGTCAGCACAAGCCAAGCATTACTGTTAACTATGCTGACAATGAATTCCTACCTGTTGGACAATGGGTATGGGAAAACTTTGATAAGATCTCTGGTATATCTTTCTTACCAAAGTCAGATCATATCTATGCACAAGCTCCCTTTGAATCTATATCACTAGAAACTTACAATTCGTTTCCTGTTATAGATGTAGACTTTAATCATCTCTCTTTATATGAGAAGACAGACACAACAACATCATCTCACACTTTAGCCTGTACTGCAGGAGCTTGTGAGATAATAGATTTAACAGGATAAACAATGGCAAGAAAAAAGAAACCAACAATGGAAGAAAGAACAGCTTCTATTGCTGCTCTCACTGCACAACAGACTGAACTCAAAGAAGATATTGCTGGTGTTCAAGGTGGTCTTTTAAACATGACAGATGTAGGACAAGCGTCTTATTTCTCTGCCACTAAAGAGACTGCCCTGACTAAGAAAGACCAGCTTAATTTTGCTGATGTCTACAATCCTCTCTATGAAAAGATGAAGGATGTTCGTTTTACTGTGGGTGAGGATATAACCACAGCAAATAATGATGCTGCCTTCTATGTGTTTAATCCAGAGACTGAAGCAAAGCGACAAACTGATGAGCAGATGGGTGCAATTACCAAACAGAATGAAGAATTTGATCTACAGCAGCAACGCATCACTGAGTTTCTAAAACAAGAAGGTGAAGCACAAAAGGTTGGTGTTCTAGAACAATATCTTTCATCAGTAACAAAGAATGCACAAACAGGGTATAGTAGAAGCACAGATGCTGGCTTTGATATGGATGCATACAAGGCAGCTAGGAATAAAGATAAAAGCTTTAGCTACGATGCTAATAGAAATAAAATCTATAGCTATAAGCTACCCGAAGAAGTAGCCGCTGCTAAACTACAGACTCTTAGAGATGTAGAAACGCTACGCTTTAGATCTGATCCTACTTTACAGAATACCCAAACAGAAAAATACGAAACAGTACTTGAAAAACAATTAGCTCAGTTGAATAAATCAATTGCTAAACAAACCAAGCAGCAAACTAAAGCTGCAAATAAGCAAGCAAAGCAAGCAGCTAAGGCTGCAAAGAAAGCCAGTAAGAACACATGATTACTAATATTCAACAATCGAAGACTCGCTTAGCTTTATCTACCCCAATAGATTTACCTGAAGTTAAACAGTTGATTAAAGATCTCTATGTTCAGATAGAAGAGTTAAAAAATGAAATCAGAAAAGTATCCGAGAATAGACCCAGACCTGATAAAAATTCTGGAAGAACTATACAAGCCCCTTGAATACGATGCTGACTGTGAAGAAAGCAAGTTTGCAAGACGATCTGCATTTAGGGCAGGGCAAATAGAAGTCGTAAACAAATTAAAAGCTGTGCTAAAGCAACAGCAAGGAGGCAAGTAACATGGGTGGAAGCCCTAGTATTAGTGGTGGTATGACATATAATGAACAAAAGAAACTGATGGATGACGAACGCGCCTTCCAAAAGGAACAAGAAGAAGAGCGTAGAAAAGCAGCAGAAGATTCCGAGACTCGCCGTGTTGCTAGAGAAGCTATTGCTATGGCTAGAACCAAGGCAGATGAGCAAGCAGCAGTCCAGACATCTACGGCTGCAGAACAAGAAGCAATCATGGAAGCTCAGTCACAGTCTGAAGCACAGAGTACTAGAGGTATTCAAGGTGGTAACGCTAAGGCATTAGATTTTTATTCCGCATTATATAATGGTGTATCTACATAAAGGAGTGTAAATGAAAAACAATCTTGTTGAACGCTTCCGAATGTTAGATGCAATGCGAACATCTAAACTATACCGTGCTCGGCTATGTGCCGCACTAACTGTTCCAAGTCTTCTCCCACCTTCGGGTTGGACGGAAGAGATGGAACTACCACAGCCAACATCCTCTGTTGGTGCGAGAGGTGTGACTTCATTAGCTAGTCGAATGCTGTCAGCAATGATGCCTTTGAATGACACACCCTTTTTTAAATTTGGTCTTCGGTCTGGTGTAGAACCAACCGCAGAAATTGGACAGTATCTTGAGACTATGAGTTATCAAGTCTATCGCAAACTTATTGGTACTAACCTAAGAGAAACAATCTTTCAAACAATACAAAATTTAATTGTAGTTGGAGATTGTTTAGTACATGAGATGGATGACTTTAAGTTTAGAGTTACTCGTCTAGATAACTATGCTGTACAGCGTACCGTTGCTGGAGATGTCAATGAAATTATTCATATTGAATATGATCTTGTAGACCCAGAAGCAATTAGTCCTCACTTCTCTTTACCCGAATCCGCTAAGAGAGGTTACAAAAAAACATATTGTCAATATCTCAAGGAGGACAACCTATGGAAGTACACAAAGGAAGACGGCGATGGGAACCTACTGACAAGCGGTGTCTACGAAGTATGTCCTGTGACGGTACTACGGTGGTACGGCATACCCGGAGAAAACTACGGGAGATCGCACTGCGAAGATATCCTAGGCGACCTATCAAGTCTTGATGGTTATACTAAGGCATTGCTTGATGGCATGGCAGCAGCCTCAGCCTTCTGGATGGGCATTGATCCATCCGGTATTACTGAGGTAGACGATGTTGCTGATGCACCCAATGGCTCATGGATTCCCGTGAGACAAGCAGATGTGTTTGTACTGTCACCATCACAGACAATGAACCCACAGATTTCAGCTGCTCAGACCGCTGTTGAAACTATGCGTAGAGAAATTGGTCAGGCATTCTTAATGTCTGCCTCCTCACTACCAAGTGGTGACCGCGTGACTGCTACCGCTGTTCGTATGATTGGTTCTGAACTTGAGACAGTCTTAGGTGGAGCATTCAGTGCTATCGCTAGAGATCTCATGGAACCAATTGTCAAGCGATCTGTATTTTTAATGATTGAAAACGAAGAACTTGATACAAGAATGTATGAACAGTTCTTTGATGATGAAGGTGTATTATCTATTGAAGTAATTACTGGTCTTCAAGCCCTAAGTCGTGACACTGATTTGCAAAAGCTTATGCAGATGGGCGAGATGGTTCGCAATCTACCTGAGCAAGCAGCCGCTGCGTTTAAATGGGAAGAGTATGCTAGAGCGTTGATTACTTCTCTTGGCTTTGATGCCCGTAATTGGGTACGATCAGCTGAAGATATTCAGCAAGAGCAAATGATGATGCAACAACAACAGGCTCAGCAGCAGATGGCTCAGGCTTCCACACAGGCAACTGCTGGAGCAATGGGTAACATCATGGCACAGGCAGGACAACAAGATCTCGCACAGAATGGTGGACAAGGTATCATGAATGTTCTTCAGAACTCTGGTGCTGACATGTCTGCATTTACAGGAGGACAACCTAATGGCTAAGAAAGTTAATAAAGCTAGCATGTCTTGTAACAAACCCACTAAGTCTCCTAACCCCAATAAGAAGCGGGTAGTAAAGGCTTGTGCTAATGGGCAAGAGAAGATCATTCATTATGGAGCAGCAGGATATGGTAACAACTATAGTCCTGAAGCTCGTAAGTCTTTCAAGGCTAGACATAAGTGTGATTCCGCAAGTAATAAACTCACTGCTAAATACTGGGCATGCAAAGACCTATGGGGTGGACCCGGTAAGTCTAAGACATCATGTCCTAAAAATAGAAAATGTAAGTAATGAGTACCAGTAAAGCATTACAACAGCAGCAATTATTAAATAAGAAATTACAAACTCTGTTATCTTCTTCTTTAAAAAAAACAGCTGAGCTTACAGTTGCTTTAGAAACTAAAGTTCAAACCACAAAGTTTGAAGGAATGTTAGCAGAAAAAGCAGAGGTAACACATACACACACATTATCCAATTTAACGCAAAGTGGAGCTACTTTAAATCAAGTACCCCAATGGAATGGAAGCGCATGGGCGGCGGCAACCGTAGCGGGTGGGGGCGGTGTTGGATTAGGTGGTACAAATGTTTGGACTGCTCTTAACACCTTCTCTACTACAACCGCATCAACATCGTCTGCTACGGGTGCTTTGCTTGTTTCGGGTGGTGTTGGTATTGCTAAAGATTCCTACATCAACGGACACAAGATTGGTCGTGGTGCGGGAGACTTCGATACCAACATTGCAATCGGTCGGCTTGCGCTTGGCACAAATTCTGGCACAAGTGTTACGGCTATTGGTGTTCAGGCGGCAGATGTAAACACGGGGAATACTGTGTTGGCGTTTGGGTATCAAGCGGCGTACCAAAATAAATCCAATGATCTAGTTGCTATTGGTCCCGGTTCAGGAGTTTCTAACACAGGCGTAAACAATGTTTTTGTAGGTGGCAATGCAGGAACTGCCAACAACGCCGCAAACTGCATTGCGATTGGTTTTAATGCCGGTGCAAGCAATCTTGGTGCTGGTCTTACGGCTATTGGCTCTGCGGCAGGTGCTGCAAACAAGGTAGGCGGTCAATTCTTAGTTGCTATTGGAGCAAGTGCAGGATATGGCAATGCTGGATACGGAAGTACGGCAATCGGATATGTGGCACTAAGTGCTAGTTGTTCAGGAAATCGAAATACTGTAATCGGTAGTAATGCTATGGATGCTGCCACAACAGCAACCAACAATACTGCTCTGGGCGCACACTCGCTTGGTGCAGTAACAACAGGCGCAAGCAATACGGCATTGGGTGGCTACGCTTGTGACTTGCTTACTACAGGCAGCAACAATGTAGTCATTGGATTTGAATCCGATGTTGCCGCTGTCGGTGACACTAACTCAATCGTCATCGGCAAGGGCGCAG